CCGCAGTGAACGTTATAATCAGTACGAACAAATGGACATGGATTCAGAGATTAATGCAGCATTAGACATACTGGCTGAGTTTATGACTCAAAAGAATGAATCTAATAATACTGCATTTGATATTCATTTTAAAGAAAAGCCCACAGACAACGAAGTCAAGATTATCAAAGAGCAGCTACAGCAATGGGTTGCACTAAATGAACTTAACAAAAGAATCTTTAAGATTATTCGTAATACTATCAAGTATGGCGATCAAGTGTTTGTTAGAGACCCAGAAACGTTTAAGTTGTTTTGGGTAGAAATGACCAAAGTAGTTAAAGTTATTGTCAACGAAGCAGAAGGCAAAAAGCCCGAACAATACATTCTTAAAGAGATTAATCCCAACTTTCAGAACTTAACTGTTACAGCAGTTTCAACATCAGACACGTACATCAATCACCCGCAAGTGGGCGGACCAAGTGGATCATATGTACAACCTGCCAGCCCTTATAGCGGCGGAAGTCGTTTTACTCATGCGCAAAACGAAAGTGCAATTAACGCAGAACACATTATGCACGTCAGTTTAACAGAGGGATTGGATGTATATTGGCCCTTTGGTAACAGTGTGTTAGAGAACGTTTTTAAGGTTTTTAAGCAGAAAGAACTGCTAGAAGACAGTATTATTATCTATCGTGTACAACGTGCACCAGAACGTAGAGTATTCAAAATTGACGTAGGTAACATGCCAACACACATGGCCATGGCCTATGTAGAACGTATCAAAAACGAAATACATCAGCGTAGAATTCCTACACAAACTGGTGGCGGTGCCAACATGATGGACGCCACATATAATCCTTTGAGCATGATGGAAGATTACTTTTTCCCACAAGGCGCAGACGGGCGTGGATCCAGTATTGATGTATTCCCAGGTGGTCAAAACCTAGGCGAAATCACTGATCTAAAGTTTTTTACCAATAAACTATTCCGTGGATTGCGTATTCCCAGCAGTTATCTGCCCACCGGATTAGACGACGGTACTCAAGCAGTAAGCGATGGGCGTGTGGGTACTGCTCTTATACAAGAATGGCGTTTCAATCAATACTGTAAACGTTTACAGGCAATGATTGTAGACAAATTAGATCAAGAGTTTAAGTTGTTTATGCGTTGGCGTGGTATTAACATTGACGGACAACTATTTGATTTAATATTTGAAGAACCGCAAAACTTTGCACAATATCGTCAAGCAGACATAGATCAAGCCAGGATCAATACATTTGTTGCACTAGAACAAACTCCGTACATGAGCAAACGCTGGCTAATGAAGCGTTATCTAGGATTGACCGAGCAAGAGATGAGCGAAAACGAAACAATGTGGGCTGAAGAGCAAGGTGACGTCGAAGCAGCACCAGTAGAAGATCCAAGTTTACGTAGCGTGGGTATCAGCCCTGGCGCCATTGCAGGCGATCTTGATGCAGTAACACCGCCTACCGAAGGTGAGTTAGGAGTAGGAGCTTCACCAGGCGGGACAGAAGGAATGAGCCCAATGGCAGGTCCAGCACCAGGTGCTGCAGCAGGCGCACAAGCAGCCCCAATGGGCGTATAATTAACAATTTGGTTAAATAGTATTATGATAATTTGTGAATTATTCGAACCTGCTAAGCCAGGCTACCACTCGGTAGCAGATGACCAAACGACAATAAAGTTAAAAGATCTTCGTAAAAGTCGGTTAACACTAGGCGATTTAAATCGTCTACGCATGGCAAATGATGTACGCAAAGTAGAACACGAAAACAAATTAGAACAAATCACCAAGCAATACAAGCTTCCAGCAGCCGCTCCTGCGGTATAGTCCTACAAAATCCTTCAAAAAACACCCATTTAACCCCGTAATCTATGTAGTTTAGTAAATAGATTACAAGCCATATTATTATAAGGAGTTCCTAATGAACAAATATGAACAGCTAATTGAACACATTATAAACGATGACGAAGCCAAGGCCCGTGCATTGTTTCACCAAATCGTGGTTGAGAAATCACGTGACATTTATGAGTCCTTGATGGACGAAGAGTATGCAGAAGAAGATATCCATGCTGGTAATCCAGTTGAAGGCATGATGGATGAAATTACTGCAGACGAAACTATGCAAGCCGAAGGCAATGATGAAATGGACATGGGCGGTGACGACATGGGCATGGATGACATGGATGACATGGGCGACGACATGGGCATGGATGACATGGGCATGGATGACATGGACGGCGAACAAGATTTAGAATCAAAAGTTATGGATCTTGAGTCAGAGTTGGAAGCACTTAAAGCAGAATTTGACGCTTTGATGGGCGATGATGAAAACGACAACAATGGCGAAGATGAAATGGACATGGGCGGTGACGACGAGTCTGACGATGAAGTTGGCGACGAAATGATGGAAGCTGCTGACGAAGAAGATGAAGATGAAGAAAAAGAAGAAGATGACGACAAAGAAATGTCTGAATCAGTTCAACGTAAAGCCTATCCTAAAACTGCAGTTGACTTAATGCGTGAATACGTAGAAAAAGTTGCTGCTCCAGGTAACACAGAGTTTGCCCCAGTTGGTACTAGCGCAGGCGGCGACAAAGCAGCCGGCAACACCAAGAACCCACTAGCAGGCAAGAACGACATGGGCGGAACATCACAAAACATCGCTAAAGGTGGCAGTGAACAAGATCCAGACGGTAACAGTCCAAACGGCAAAGCTGGCGGATTCTTAAAGAACGCACAGGAAATTGATGTTGCTAAACGCAATGTTAACAAGCCAGGCGGCAACAAAGGTGCTCAAGATTGGTATGGCACCAAAGCTGCAGCTAAAAAGGGCGAAGATAGCGGTACTAACAAAACCAGTACCGAAACTGGTGGTAACTAATTAGGGCAATAATATGGCTTTGTACCTAAAAGAGAATCTTACTTTTGATCGGGCACAGATGGAAGTCCTTACCGAGGACTCCACAACTGGTCAAGGTAAGAATCTATATATGAAAGGGATATTCATCGAGGGCGGTGTGAAGAACGCTAACCAACGTGTTTATCCCATTCACGAAATAACAAAAGCCGTTAGTCAGATCAACGAACAAATCAAGGAAGGCCATAGTGTCCTTGGTGAAGTTGATCACCCTGATGACTTAAAGATTAATTTGGATCGTGTATCACACATGATTGAAGGTATGTGGATGGACGGTCCTTGTGGACATGGTAAACTAAAGATTCTACCAACTCCAATGGGTAAACTTGTTGAGGCAATGATTACTAGTGGTGTCAAATTGGGTGTTAGTAGCCGTGGAAGCGGAGAAGTAAATGAAAGTACAGGACATGTTAGCGGTTTTGATATTATTACCGTTGATATAGTAGCTCAACCCAGTGCCCCTCATGCATATCCAAAAGCAATTTACGAAGGACTTATGAATATGCGCCACGGACACCGTGTTTTAGATGTAGCTCGTGATGCTACACAAGATCAAAGAGTACAAAAGTACATGAAAGAAGGCATTACACGCCTTATCAATGACCTTAAGTTAAAATAGGAGAAACCTGATGTTAGATGCTATCAAACCATTGTTAGATAGTGGCATCATTAACGAAGACACTCAACAAGCAATCAATGAAGCTTGGGAAGCTAGACTTTCTGAAGCCAAAGAGGTAGCTCGTGCAGAACTTCGCGAAGAATTTGCCCAACGCTATCAACATGACAAGCAAGTAATGGTTGAAGCTCTAGACAAAATGGTAACTGAATCTCTACAAAGCGAACTCGAAGAGTTTGCAGCAGAGAAACAAGCTCTAGCAGAAGATCGTGTGAAATTTAAAACTCACATGACAGAGAGTGCTGAAAAATTCAATAATTTCTTGGTTGGGAAACTGGCTGAAGAAATTAAAGAATTGCGTGAAGATCGCAAACAATACGAGAACAGCATTGCTGGTCTAGAAAAGTTTGTTATCAAACAATTGGCAGAAGAAATTCAAGAGTTTGAGCAAGACAAGCAGGCAGTGGTTGAGACAAAAGTTCGTCTAATCGCTGGTGCTAAGACTAAACTTGCTGAACTACAGAAGAACTTCATTGCTCGTTCTGCAGAACTAGTTAAAGAATCAATTACCAGAAAACTAGAGTCAGAAATGACTCAACTCAAAGAAGACATCCACCTGGCACGTGAAAACATGTTTGGTCGTCAAATCTTTGAAGCCTTTGCAAGTGAATTTGCTGTTACTCATTTAAACGAGAACAAAGAAATTCGTAAGCTACAGGCTGTTGTTGCTGCCAAAGAGCAAGCATTAGCGGAAGCTAAAAAGCAAGCTGATTCGGCTACAATGATTGTTGAATCAAAAGACAAAGAGATTAGAATTATTAAAGAATCAACAGAGCGTAAAGAAACAATCAATGCTCTATTGAAAACTTTAAACAAGGAGAAAGCTGCAGTAATGAGCGAACTTCTTGAAAGTGTGCAAACTGCTAAGTTGCAGAGTGCATACGAAAAGTATCTTCCAGCTGTTTTAAATAATACAGCCAAGCCTGCAGCACAGCCTAAAGCTATGTTGGCAGAAAGCCGTACAGAAGTAACTGGAGATAAAACTGCTAAGACTAACGCCGAAAGAATTGACAGCATGAATAATGTTGTTGAACTAAAACGTTTAGCAGGGCTATAAGTAAACCCTAAATAGGAGAAAAGGAAAATTATGTCACAAGCACTACTAGAAAGCCGTTGGGGCGATACTAAAGACGCTCTGTTAGAAGGCTTAAATGGTTCAAAGAGAACCACAATGGGTGTAATTCTTGAAAACACCCGCAAGCACTTGATGGAAACTGCAACTGCAGGTGCCACTGCTGCTTCAAACGTTGCAACACTAAACCGCGTAATTCTACCAGTTATTCGTCGTGTTATGCCAACAGTTATTGCAAACGAAATCGTTGGTGTTCAACCAATGACAGGTCCAGTAGCTCAGATTCATACACTACGTGTACGTTACGCTGACAACACCACTGATACTGCTAGCCCATACGCTACCGGTACTACAGCAGGTGACGAAGCACTAAGCCCATTTAAGATTGCTGTTGCTTATTCCGGTCTAACCAATGGTGGCACTGCTACTACTGGTAAAGCATCAAGCACAAGCACACTTGAAGGTGTTACTGGTAACAGAATCAACGTTCAAATCTTGAAACAAGTTGTTGAAGCTAAGACACGTAAACTAGCAGCACGTTGGACATTTGAGGCAGCTCAAGATGCTCAAGCTATGCATGGTTTAGATATTGAAGCTGAAATCATGGCAGCATTGGCTCAAGAGATCACTGTTGAGATTGACCAAGAAATTCTAGGTTCATTACGTAGCCTAGCAGCAACTGAGTTCACATTTGATCAAGCTGCTGTTTCTGGTACTGCAACATTCGTTGGTGACGAACACGCTGCACTAGCTGTTCTAATCAATCGTACTGCAAACCTAATCGCTTCACGTACACGTCGTGGCGCTGGTAACTGGGCAGTTGTAAGTCCAGCAGCTCTAACCGTTCTACAAAGCGCAACAACTTCAGCATTTGCTCGTACAACAGAAGGCACATTCGAAGCTCCTACAAACACCAAGTTTGTTGGTACATTGAATGGCGCTATGCGTATCTACGTTGACTCATATGCAAGCGACAGCCAAGCTGTTCTAGTTGGTTATAAGGGTTCAAGCGAGGCTGATGCAGCCGCGTTCTACTGCCCATATATTCCTCTAATGAGTTCTGGTGTTGTTCTAGATCCTAGCACATTTGAGCCAGTAGTTGGTTTCATGACTCGTTATGGTTATATCGAGTTAACAAACACAGCGTCATCGTTTGGTAACGCTGCTGACTATCTAGGTGAAATTGCTGTTTCTAACCTATCATTCCAGTAATATTTTAAATTCCTCGGGATGGGAAGCATTAAAGGACCGCAAGGTCCTTTTTTGTTGGGTGCAATAAATACATACGTTCTACTCTTAAATGAGAACTCTCAGGTAATGCCTACCTTGAGTAGCCTAGAACGCTAAATTAAAGGAGAAGTAAAATGGCAAGAGGTCTAAAAATCG